GATAAATTTGTTTACAGCCACCATGCTAAAGACCCCGCATATATGCAGCTCTGCAACGCCTTTGATATCGTCCGCATCCATAAGTTCGGTTCTGCCGACGACAAAGCTTCTTTCAGGGATATGTGTGAGTTTGCCATGCAGCAGGACGAGGTGCGTATTCTGGCTGCGAACGAGCGTCTGTCAGAGGCTGAGGACGACTTTACGGATGAAGACGACGATGAGTGGAAGAAACATCTCAGATACGCCTCAAAGGGTGCGATTCTTGAAAACTCACTTTATAACGCAAAGCTCATACTCCAAAACGACCCTGTTCTTAAGGGTATCGTTTTCAACCAACTGGCTGACGGGCTTGAAATCAGAGGCGAGGTGCCGTGGCAGCACCCGGCAAAATTCTGGCGGGATGCGGACGACGCACAGCTTATCTGTTATGTGGATGACCATTACGGTTCCTTTTCCCAGCGTAATTACGATATCGCCGTGACAAAGGTCACGGATGACAGAAGCTATCACCCTATCAAACAGTATTTTGAGTCTCTGCCTCCTTGGGATGGCGTCAAGCGCGTGGACACACTGTTCATCGACTATCTTGGAGCCGAGGACAACGAATACATCCGTGCCGTTTGCAGAAAGACCTTATGCGCGGCATATATGAGGGTCTATCATCCGGGAATCAAATTCGATTATCTGCCTGTTTTCAACGGAGCTCAGGGTATCGGCAAATCAACCTTCATCTCCAATCTCGGAATGGAGTGGTTTTCCGACAGTCTGACGCTTTCGGATATGAACGACAAGACAGCCGCCGAAAAACTGCAAGGCTACTGGATACACGAGATAGGTGAACTCGCCGGAATGAAGAAGGCCGACCTTGATAAGGTGAAAGCCTTTGTATCCCGCTGCGACGACAAATACCGCGCTTCTTTCGGCAAGCGTGTAACTCCGCATCCGAGACAGTGCGTCTTTTTCGGTACGACCAACAGCGAGAACGGATATCTTCGGGATATTACCGGTAACCGCAGATTCTGGAATGTCAAGGTTTCGGGCGGCAGCAAATATAAGCCGTGGGAAATGACTAAAGAGGTTGTGGAGCAGATATGGGCGGAGGTTATTCTGCTTGCGAAAGCCGGAGAAAAGCTGTATCTTGAGCCGCAGCTTGAGTTGTTTGCGCAGGAAGAACAGCGCGAAGCTATGGAGCAGGATGACCGTGAAGGAGTTGTGCGTGAGTATCTTGATATGCTGCTCCCTGATTCATGGGATGAGATGGATATCTACAGGCGAAGAGACTATTTCCGCGACCCTTCGGATCCTACGCGACCGGAAGGTGTGGTGCAGCGCACGGTGGTATCCAACCTTGAAATCTGGTGTGAGTGTTTCGGAAAATCAAAAGAAGATATCAAGCCTTCCGACAGCTATGCCATCGCCGCCATAATGAAGAGGATAAAAAAGTGGGAGAAATCATCTGCCCGCAGACGCATTCCGATTTACGGATTGCAGCGTGTCTATACACGAAAAACGGAGTGACAGGCTGTATCTGCGTGACAACCGACACCCTGATTGTCACGCCATAGTCACTCTGTCATTCCGATAAACACTATATTTTTACAACCTATGACGGACAAGACAATAAATTCTATATTAAATTAAATATTTATTTTTTATATATATGCGCACATAAAACACGCATATTCGCGCGTAAGGGATTTCTTGGTACTTGTCCGTCATTCCGTCACATGAATGGAGGAAAAATAATGATAAGTAAAAAACAAAGAACTATGGAAGTGTATGAAAAGGCCGGTGCTGAGATGCGCCTGTACAAATCTTTAGGAGCAAGACTCGCGACTAATATCAGTCAGGTTTTATCCTCTACCGATACTGACAAACTGCTTCGGATAATGGGAAAAATCAATGAGATTTGTTCAAAAGCCGAGGACAATATGTTCAACGACCATCCGCAGCTTTCAAACGAGTACATTGATGTGTTTTACGGTGATACAAAAAATGAGCCGAGAAACGAAGTGGATAAAAGGATTGTTCAGTTGGCGCGGGAGGCGGCGGATGACCTCTTTATCTGAGCGGGATATTGAGCAAAAACTTGTAAAAGCCGTAAAAGCCAAAGGCGGTCTTGCGCCCAAATTTGTCAGTCCGGGTTTTGACGGAGTACCTGACCGCATCGTGCTTCTTCCTCACGGCAGGATCGCTTTCATAGAGCTGAAAGCCAAAGGGCGAAAAATGCGTCCGCTTCAGGTAAGGCGAAAAAGGCAGTTGGAATCACTCGGGTTTTCGGTGTACTGCATTGACGACCCGGAGCAGATTGGAGGAATACTCGATGAAATACAATCCTCATAACTATCAGACCTACGCGACCGACTTCATTCTCAGGCATCCCGTTTCCGCTGTATTTCTTGATATGGGTTTGGGCAAAAGCGTCATATCACTGACTGCGATCTTCGACCTCTGCTTGGACAGCTTTGAGGTGCATAAGGTGCTGGTTATCGCTCCCCTGAGAGTGGCACGCGATACTTGGCCGACGGAGATTGAAAAGTGGGATCATCTCAAAGGTCTGAGCTATTCGGTCGCGGTTGGCACGGAAGCAGATCGCCGTGCTGCGATGCTCCAGAAAGCCAGTGTATATATCATCAACCGCGAGAACATCACATGGCTGATTGAAGAGAGCGGACTTCCGTTTGATTTCGACATGGTGGTCATCGATGAGCTGTCATCGTTCAAAAGCCACCGCGCCAAGAGATTCAAAAGCCTCCTGAAAGCGCGTCCGGCAGTAAAACGGATCGTGGGACTGACAGGAACACCATCCTCCAACGGTCTGATGGATTTATGGGCAGAGTTCAGACTGCTCGATCTCGGCAAGCGACTCGGTCGGTACATATCACATTATCGTGAGCGGTTTTTTATGCCGGACAAGCGTAACGGTATGGTGGTATTCAGTTATAAGCCGCTGACGGGTGCTGAGGAAGCGATATACAGACAGATATCCGACATCACGATTTCCATGAAAGCGGAGGATTATCTGCAAATGCCCGAATGCGTGTATAACCAAGTTAAGGTTGCCCTGTCGGAAAAGGAGCGGAAGGTATATCAAAAATTCAAAAAAGATCTGGTCGTATCTCTCAAAGGCGAAGAAATCGACGCCGCCAATGCCGCTGTGTTGTCCAATAAGCTGGCGCAGCTTGCAAACGGCGCGATTTACGGCAACGACAGAAAGGTAATCGCCGTACACGACAAAAAGCTCGATGCTCTTGAGGATTTGATTGAGGCGGCAAACGGTAAGCCTGTATTAGTGGCATATTGGTTCAAGCACGATCTGGAGCGGATCAAAAAACGCTTTGATGTGCGCGAAATCAAAACCTCCCGTGATATTACCGATTGGAATAACGGCGATATTCCCGTCGCGGTGATTCACCCCGCTTCTGCAGGTCATGGCCTGAATTTACAGGCAGGCGGTTCTACTCTGATATGGTTCGGTATCACATGGAGCTTGGAGCTGTATCAGCAGACAAACGCCCGGTTGTGGCGTCAGGGTCAGCAGTCAAAAACCGTCGTCATCTATCATATCGTCGCAGAGAAAACGATTGACGAACAGATCATCCGCGCTCTCGAAAAAAAGGATAAAACACAGGCGGCTCTCATCAACGCCGTCAAAGCAAATCTGGAGGTGTGAAATGGACAGGAATTACGAGGATCTGGTACAGGCGATAATCGTCCGAGCCGCCAAGGATTACAAGAAGGTTCTCAGGATCCTGATAAGGAGACCGAACAGACAGTCGGCGCTGGACGCGAAAGCGGAGATCGAGGAGTTCTTTCAGTCACAGTGGTTCCGTGATATGACAACCGCTGACGGAGATTACATTATCAACGAATTGCAAAAGGAGATGGCATTTTAATGACAGCAAAAGAGTATTTCAGACAGGCATACAGACTGAACCAACGAATCAACTCGGACATTGCCGAAGTTGACCAGCTTCGGATGATGGCAACCAACATCACCTCTTCGGCATTGGACGAAAAAGTCAAGCGTTCCCGTAACGGCGACGCACCGTTCGTCAGCGCCATCGAGCGCATCGACAAATTGGAACGCAAGATTGACGCCGAGGTTGATCTGTTTGTTAATCTCAAAGAAGAAATGCGGACTGTTATCGGCTCAGTGGACAACCCCAATGAGCAAATGGTATTACGATACCGCTACATCCACAACTACACATGGGACAAAATCGGGATTGAGCTGAACGCCGACTCCCGCACCATTCGCCGCTGGCACGGCAAGGCGCTCAGCCATGTAACTCTTCCAAAAAATCCGGTTAAAATTTAAAAAACGCCCGAAATGTCCGCCTTTGTCCCTTGATGTCCACCTGCCAAAAGTGATATACTATAATTAGGGAAACCGAATAATTCAAAGCCTTGTGGTGTAACAGCCGCAGGGCTTTTTTTATGTCCGAAAGGAGGGACAGTTTTGCCAAAGAAACCACGGCGTCCGTGTTCCTACCCCGGCTGTCCGAACCTGTGTGACGGGCAGTACTGCGAAGAGCATCGGAAACAGGCGCGGCGGCAATACGACAAGTACGAGCGTTCCCCGTATGTCAACAAGAAATACGGCAGAGCGTGGAAACGTATCCGTGACCGCTATGTTGCCGAGCACCCTTTGTGTGAGATGTGTCTGGAACAGGGCAAGCTCACCCCGGTGGATGAGGTGCATCATGTGCTGCCTGTATCCAAAGGCGGGACTCATGCCCGCGGAAACCTGATGGCGCTGTGCCGTTCGTGTCACAACAAGATCCATCACGAGCTTGGAGACAGATAAAGACACGTCGAATATAAAAAAGTATTGTCAGCAAACACCTATCTTTATGGCCATGGGCGGGTCAATCTTGAACCGGCAGGGGCGGTCTCAATCTCTGTGACCAATCAGCCGGGCAACGGCCCGGGGTAACGTGCGCAAAAAAGGCGAAATCAAAAGGGTAATAAAGGACCCGGAGCGAAAGGCGGTGAAAAATGTGCCCACAAAATCGAATAATACAGGCGGCAGAGGCGGCGCGAGACCCGGTGCGGGACGAAAAAAAACCGCTGTCAAGGAGAAAGCCGAAAAGGGTAATCCCGGCGGTCGGAAACTTGAAGTGCTGGATATTCCCGAAGTCGAAGGTGTCGATATGCCTAAGCCGCATGATTTTCTGTCTGCCGAACAGCGCGACGGCAGTAAGCTGCAGGCGGAAGATAT